AAATTTAAATTGTTTTACATAAGCATTATCTTTTACTCCATCCTCCGTTGCTTTAGGTCCAGGACCTAGGGTTGCACCAACTCCTTCTTTTTTAAGCTTTTTTTTTTGTTTTTTACCAGGTTGTAATTTTTTTCTTACAAAAGCATAAGGTGTATTATAAGCACCTGCTGCACCAGAGGTTGAAATTTCTTCTACTTCTTTTTCTCCCGTCATAGCTTTTTCGGCTGCCTTTTTTAGTAGATTTAAAGATTGTTTTATTTGGGATTGGTTGCCTATAGTATTAGCTTCATCCGCCATAAGTTCATCCGCTAAATCTAAAAGAACAGCTGCTAAATGGTGAGGTAATTTAACATAATTAGATGCTTTAGTTTTATTTGAGGGATTTAAATCCATAACATCCCCATCAATACCCGTAGCTTCTTCAATTTCCCCCTCCATAGTCATTCTTTTATATTCGTCTGGGTATTCGCTACGTAAGTGTTTTCTGATTTTATTTCTTAAAAGTCTAGCTTCTTCATATATTTTTCTAAACTCTTCATCATCCTTGGTTTTAGTATAAACTCCTTTAGCTGTAGAAACTAAATTGTCAACATCATCATTTAATTTATCAAATGCTGGGAGTTCAATTACTTCCCATCCTATTTGGCCTGTTTCTTTATCTATAGAATTAACTACAAATTTAGTATCTCCATCTTTAGAATAAGATACATCACCAATTTTAGCTCCAGTTTGTTGAGCTAGGTTAGGGGTTGGTGCTTCTTTAAGTTTATACTTGAACGCCATTGGCTATTTGTATTTCGTTTACTAATTGATAATAACGTAACAAATCAACTAAATTATTATCACCAACTTTATCAGTTTTATTTAATTCAGTTAAGAATTTAGATACTTCGGTAATTTTAATTTGAGTGGTTTTATCTTTAATATTTTTAACTATCTTAGATAATGTTGATTTTAACTCTGTAATTTTAATATTATAGAAGTTTCTTAAATCAGGGGTTGAATCTACAGCATTAATGTATTCCTTAAGAATTTGTTTTTGCCCACTACTTAATGCGTCATACTTATTATTAAATTTTTCTAATAATATTTTATATGTTAAAGATCTTACATCTTTATCATATGTAGAAAATTCTTTAAGTACTGATTGTTTTTTATCATTACCAATTTCCTTTTTAGTTAAATGTTCTAGTAAAGTTACTTTATTTTCAACTAATTGGGGAGGATTTGAAATTAATTTTGAATTAACGTTTTCGATTAAAGTGTATAAGGCAGCTAATTCTTTATAATTAGTAACTTTAGAACCAAAGAAAGATTCTAAATTATAATGTTTCTTAATTTCATTAATTAAATTATATTTCTGCTTTTTTAATGATTTTCTATTAAACTTAGTAGAAGCTTCTAATATAGTATCAACTACCATAGTAGCTCTACCTTCGGTTATTACTTTAGACTTAAGTATAGACTCATACAATTTGTATTCTTTGCCTAAAGAAGTGTTAGTAAAATATTCTTTTAAAATATCAATAGCAGGTGAGTCACCCCCTTTTAATGTATCTGCAGTTATTTGACGTACTAATAATTCAAATAATATTCCAGTATTCTTATATTTTGAGTGTTTTATTTTCATCAAAAAAATAGTATTTTATTATAAATATATAAAGAGTCTTACTTCTTTAATTGGTTTTCATCTAATAAGGAAGTATCATCTTTATCCTCTTCAAATATTAATTGTTTTTTATTAAGACCTTCTAGAGATTTAAATATATCTTTATTCTTTAAATAACTTATTTTAGCAGCACTTTCTAAAGCTAAAGGACCACCTTTAAATTTTGGTCGAATACTATCAGAATCATTTTTATCCTTACCTTTCATACCTTTAACTCCTAACCTATCTTTACCAAAGTTAGAATCTTGTTTATTCCTATTTGTAATAGTATCTTGTGGACGTCCTAATTTAGGATCATCTTCACTATAACCATCTGGCACATTGCCTGGGTCAGACATTGTTCTTCCTTTACCATATAAAGAAGCTAAATCATGAGGAGTACCATAGGATTTACCAGTTGATACAGGGTCATTACCTTCTGCTTCGATTTGAGCGTTTCTAAATTTACGTTTAGAATCTTCACGAACTAATTCTCTATATTCATCTGTTTGGTCTTCACTAAAGTGGTAAATATGATCATAAATCCAATCAGATGGTACTAAGCCTTGTTCTAATAGTGTACCTGCTAATTCAGATTTAGATTTCATCAATTCAATTCTTTCTTGGTCATAAATGATAGAAGGAGTTGTCATATCTAAAGTAAAGTTTGTTAGTGTTTCATCTGTATACCCTTGTGTGTACAAATGTACTAATGCAATCTTATTTAACTCAGATAATATAATTCTTTGTATTCTATCAATAGTACGAGCAAATCTAATATCTTGCTGTGCTAATGTTGCTTTACCTTCTATACCCTCTTCATATCCTAAAAATGCTTTTGGTATTTTAAGTGCTGCAAATAATTTACCTCTTAAATATTCTACATCTTGTATACCATCATATTGTAATCCTGGTGTAGTATCTATTTTAGTTGTATTATCATTACCTCTTACTGGGATGTAAAAATCTTCAAGCATGTTTTGCATGTTGTATTTCAGATTATAATCACCTGTTTTTTCATCCATAAGTGGAGTACGTTTCATACTTGAAATAGTTTTTTGCATAAACGTTTCTATTTCATTTGGGGGTATAGCACCAACATTTACATAAAAAATACGTTTTTCAGGAGCACGTGCAATTCTATGAATTAACATAGCGTCTTCCATTAAAGCATATTGTTTAAATAATTTTCTGGCTGGTTCAATATAGGCTCTACCATAAGGAAGATAATTAACATCACCTACTAATCTAAAGTGAGCCATTTCATAGTTATCAAACACTATACCTGTATTATTATCTGGGTTTTGGTTAACTGTATAATAACCTGAGCCCATACTACCCCCACCATTAACTCCATCGGGGTTAAAAATATATTTTATAGCTGATGGGTTTTCTGGGTCATATCCTTCTTGTCTTTCCATATGGTAAGCAGTATAAGGTATAACATTATATACACCGAATTTTTCAGCAATTTCTAATTTTAAGAAAAAATCACCATATTTACACATTTGGCGTATCCACATCCACATATTAAATTCAATGTTTAATACATCATAAAATAAATTATATAGTATATTTTGTATGTCTTCATTAGCACTTCTAATTTGAAGTACTTCTCCCATATCATTTTTTAATGTAGATTCATCAGCCAAAATATCTAATGCGGAAGCAATAATTGCATCTTGATCCATTACATCATATTCCGAATAAATCATAGTACGTAAGTACTGGTAATTTAAATTAAACTGTGCTCCATATAAGGAAGAAGGAGCTGTAGAATAAACTCTATTATATCTATCCATTAATGAGTTTGTTTCATACTCCCCACTAGATTGAATATGACCGGAGTCGATAGTTTTTATTTGGTTTCCACCAACATTTCTGATTACTACATCGGTTGAGAATAATCTTTTTAATCTTGTAAATACGCTTTTATCAGCCATAATTTATTATTATTGTTATAAATATTACTACAGTAACCAATCAATGTTTTCTTTACCACCTTTAGTATCCATATGGTAAGGATTATCTGCTCCTTTTGAAAAACCATAACTACCTTGGTAAGGTGTTCTATTAACTTTCATGTTGTTTAATGCAGATTTTGTTAAATCTAATCCTCTTTGTTTAAATTTTAATGCCGTATCTCTAATATACATAGCAGTACCAAAGGCCATTACTAAATCATCATTATATCCAGTTTGGGCTTCTGCTCTACCATTCTTCCAAATAAACACCTTCATTTCTTCTACTAACCTCTTTGAATGAATAGTTACACCTTTATCTGCAATATATTCTTGAAATTTTCCTATTACCATAGGTCGTGTTCTAGATGACATTGTAAAACCAGCTACCATTTTTGAATGGTCTTGATATTTATCAAAATACGAATTGGCATTGGCTTCTCCACTCTTTTGTGAATAGTAAAGGTTAGAATATTGCCTATCTATAGCTACTTGTATCGTTGCCCATCCTATATTAGCATTTTCTATTAC